CGGGTCTTGGGGTACCCCCCTCGAAATGTGCAGGGTTTTCTGAAATCGAATCTTGGCACCCCAGGACGGGGTGCCGTGCCGGTCGGGGTTGACCGGCCCCCAAGGGTAGGAGTACCACGCGAAAGGCGGCGCGTCAAGGCCATGGAACGACTTTCATCCCGCGAGCTTGCCCGCAGGGTCGGCATCAGCAAAGAGCTTGCAGCGGATATCCTGGCGCTGCCCTCGGCCCCCGACCCGGCGAAGTTCCGCAATGAGCAGACATATCTTCGGCGCCTGGCCCGAATTGCCATCATAGCGGGTCACCGGCATCAGGCCTTGCAGGTACTTTCCGTGAGGGATTCCGAGCGTCCGGCAGGGTCCACAGAGGGGGTAGCGCGCGCGCCCGCAGGTGCGCCCGATACCGCTTCTGGCTCTGACGTGGACATGGATGACTTGCAGGAGTCCGCGGCGGTTCTGCGCGGCGTAGTGAAGGCGCTCGGGAGTACGCTTGCAAGGTTGCTGGATGCCAACGATGCCGCGTCGGCGCTTCCGCTGCTGGACAAGTTCAAGGGCCTCCAGGCCGAGTTCCGTCAGACCGCCCAACGCCTGGAGGAACTGCGCGCCGAGCGGTTGCAGGTGCTGCCCCGGACTGAGGTGTACGCGGCGGCCGGGCAGTTGTTCCAGACCGTCCGGTCCTTCTGCGATGCCCTTTCCGGCGACCTCATGGACAATGGTGCGCTTCCCGCATGGGTCCAGGGGGCAGGAGGCGTGTTCCCCGACTCCCGCCAGGCTGTCGAGTTTGTGCGCTCTGAGATCCGGGCCTTTGCGGCGCGGCGGTTCAACGGCATGGCCGATGCCCTCTCCTCGCTGGCATGCCCGGTAGAGGATGCCGCCCCGGCCCCGAAGGCTGACTGCTGCCTGGCCATGGCAGCCGAACTGGAAATGGTCGCTAAGACCCTCCGCGAGCGGGCCGTTGCAGCGAACGGAACCACATAGCAGAAGGTGTCGCGCAATGACCGAGCCGGCCAAGCCACCGCTGCCGTCCACGAGGCACGGGTCGCAATGGCAGCCCTTCCCCGGGTGAGCCCATGCCAAGCCTCTCGGCCATCGACTCGCTACGGTCCATAGGCTCCCGCCTGCTGCGGGTCAAGCCGTTCCAGTACCCCAGCCAGTGGATAGCCGAGAACATCCGCATCGGCGGCACACTGACCGGCACTGGGCACTCGGCGCCTTTCAACATCTGGCACTACCCCTGCAACGTCGGGATCGTGGACGCCTGGGCTGAGGGCAAGCGGGGCATCCTTATCAAGAAAGCGGCCCAGGTCGCGGTATCGCACTACATGCAGAGCCTATGCCTGTACTTCGTGGCGCGATATGGCGGCCCCATCGCCTACTCCATGGCCAAGGACGAAACCGTGCGGAAGCACGTCCTTGACCGCATCGAAACCAACCTGCGCGAGAGCCCGGAACTCATCGCCCTGTATTTGCCCGGCCGCGATGACCACTCCACCATCCGGGGCGCTCGGTTCTTGAATGCTACCCTCGACTTCTTCGGGGCTGGCTCCGCGCTCAACTTCAAGTCCAACCCCTACCTCTTTGCCTTCGCCGACGAGTTTGAGCAGATGGGTGTTTTCCCCGATGGCTCCGATGCCGTGAGCCTGTTCAAGGGCCGCCAGGCGGCGTTCGCAAACCCCTTCTTCGTGGGATGGTCAACGCCCTTAGAGTCTGAGTCTGACCGGGGGATTGAGCTGGCGGTCTCCCGCGACTCCGACATCCGGCTTTTCTACTGGCGGTGCCCGCACTGCCGGGAGCCTATCACCGTCAACATCCTCGACAACGTGAAGTACGACAAGGACAACGCCGGCAGGCCAGTGCCGGCGACCGCGCGCCTGCTGTGCCCCAAGTGCGGCCATGGCATTACCGACTCCGAGCGGGCCACGGCCCTGGTCAAGGCTGGCCAGGCGGCGTGCCGTTGGTATGAGGCCGAGCCCTATGACGAGGAGGTGGGCTGGAAGTCCACCCTGCCGCACGACGAGGCAACCCAGCGAGAGTATGCCGGCTTCGATGGTCTGGACCATATCCACAACCCCCGCAAGCGGGTCTCCGAGATAGCCGCCGGGTATTGCGCCATCACGTCCGAGCCCGAGAAAAAGACCTTCTGGAACGATGTGCTCGGGCGCGGGTACACCATCAAGGCCCGCCAGTTGTCCCGTGATAGCATTGAGGACTGCCTGGCCGATGCGCGTAGGGAATGTCTGCCCAATGACCTCCTGTGGGTCACCTTCGGGGCTGACTTGCAGCATGCCGGTCAAGACCCCCTCAAGAGCCTGTTCTACTACGACATATCGGCCTGGTGCTGGGTAACCGATCCGGCCACCACCGAGCGGTTCATCCGCAAGGTGACCCTCTTCAAAGACCGCGTGACCTCGACCGAAGCCGATGGCCATGCGACCATCAAAACCCTGTTGCGGACCTGGACCATGGAGGACTACCGGCACAACTTCCACCGCATCTCCATGGCGGTCATCGACAGCACGCACCGGACCAAGGTCGTCAATGCCATCTGCAACGCGCTGTGTCCCTCGGGAACGCAGTGGGTAGTCCCGGTCATCTATGGCGGCCACAAGACGGGCGACCCAGACTACCAGCTTCTGCCGCAGAATGTCGAGGTAGGAGACCCATCCAGGCCGTTCCTTCTGACCAGCCGCAACTACACCGTGGGGGCCTATGTGGACATGCTCACGGACTCGCGGGGGCTGGTGGAACTACCCCATGGCGTGGCCGAAGAGGTTATCCAGCACTACCTCGCCAACGAATGCGTGCGGGAGCCTGACTCCCATGGCATCATGCAGAACCGATGGGCGAAGAAGCGGGACTCTACGGGGTTCGGCGGGCGCAAGGGCCGGGCCCTTGAGGATGACTACTTCGCCGCGGGGTGTTACTCGATGCTGGGGGCGCTTCTGCTGGGACTTCGGTCGGTCCAGGCCGGGAGCATTTCCGAGTCACAGGCCGAGGCAGACCGGATTGAACAGGCCCGCATTGAGACCCTTCGGCGGTCTACCGATAGCGGTGCCGCTCGGAGGGCGCGGTTGTCAGCAAGGTTGCGTCGGGGAGGGTTGACGCGTCCCCATGGGTAAAGGCCCACCGCGTGGCCTTCGGAGCAGAACCGCATGAGCCTTACAGCGGCCGAACGGCTGGCCTACATCCAGACCGCCTATGACAACGCTATCATGGCGCTTGCGACCGCCACGGGAACTGCAATCCTCGTCAAGTACACACAAGACCCCGATGGCGGGCAGATCACCTTCGCGAGCCGCAAGGAACTCATGGAGTACATCGACGACCTGCGGAGCCAGATTTCCACCATGCAGGGTGAGGTTGACGCGGAGACTGCCGGCGTGACGCAACTCCAGGCCATACCCATCGTCAGGCGCAGGGAGTAACCGCATGCCCCGCAAGACACAGTTTGCGATGCGCCGGGTGCCAGCGAAGAGGCCCCCCATCCGGCTAAGTTCCGGCCGCGTTCATACCGGGGTGAGTGCTTCTTCGCTGGCGCCAACTACCAACATCATCGGCTACCGGGCCGGGATGCGCAACTACGCGACGCCCTACAGCGCCGAGTGGAACAAGCCGCAGACCACGCGGGATTCCGAGATTGCGCGAGTCCGAGCCGAGTATGAGAAGAATGGCCTGCTGCAACGCATCATCGTTGCCGAGGTAGAGAACATCGTCGGGACCGGCTTCCGCGTCGTCCACCGCACCAAGAGCCGCGAGTGGAATGCGCTGGCGACCGAATACCTTACCTACCGCAACTCCGACGCCCGCTTCGCCTTTCCCAACCTCCCCGGTCGTTCCGAGTGGGGCGTCCAGCTCATGGCCTGCTTCCATGAGGCCCTGGATGGCGGGATGTTCCTCTACCGCAGTTCCCGCGGCGTGGAACTGTTCGACCAGGTGCAGTGCCAGACCCCATGGGAGCGATGGTCCGACGCCTCCTGCCGGGATGGCATCCAGTTTGGCCCCGATGGCAGGCTCAAGGGCTTCTGGGTGGGCCCCTACAGCAAGGACGATGGGCGCGTCTCCGAGAATGACATGACGCTCATCCCCGCATTCACCCGGATGGACGATGGGACCGAGTTCGCCATCACGACCTACCTGCATGCTGGGCGGTTCAGCAGCGCCTACCGTTCCGGCGCTCCCTTGGCCTGTACGCTGGACGACCTGGAGCGCCTGAGCGACTACTATGATGCCGTGACGGAGCGGGCGGTGTGCGAGGCCCTGGTGGTCGGGGTCCACAAGAGCAACCGGCTCTCTGCAAGCGGCTCATTCAACGTCGGGCGCAAGGACTCGGCGGCCACCGACACCAACATCGAAGCGGCCTACCAGTTGCCGTCCTACATGGAGCCCGCCGCGGTGGTCCGCATTGGCCAGGATGAGGAGTTCGATATCAAGGGCATGACCTCTCCCGGAAACGGCTTCGACCCCATGACCAAGATGTCCACGCGGATGATTGCCGCGCCGGCGTCCATGCCGCTGGAAATCGCCCTGCTGCACTTCAGCGACACCAACTATGCCGCCTCCAAGGCCGCCATTGAGCAGTTCCGCATTGCCATGCGCCAGGAGAAGCGGAAGCACGCGGACCAGTTCACCCGGCCCAACACCGAACTCATGCTGTACGAAGCCATGCGCGATGGCGACTTGCCATGGAACGACGAGTGGCGCCGATTCCAGGTCATTCCCTCGGGCTGGCGGTCCATGCAGGAACTGGACGAGGCCCAGGCCATGGACCTGCGGGCCGGGTCTGTCACCAGTTTCACCTGGGAGATGCAGGAGACCTTCGGGCGCACTGCCGATGACCGTATCGAAGACCTTGTGAGCGAGGCCGAAGCCATCAAGGCGGCGGCGGCTCGGGCCGGGCTCGATGTCGAAGACCTCACCGCGCGGTTCTACGCCAACCCGTTCAAGAAGGCCGTCGCCGGTCAGGAACCGACTGGCACCAGTACCCCCGAGAAGCGCGCGCTCAACAATAAGGCGTAAGCCAATGCCTAAGCCCGCATTCAATCTCTACGAGGCCGCTGCCGGGCAGCCGTGGCTTATCACCCAGGCGGCACTGGAGCGCGTCCTGGCCATCGTGGAAGCCCATAGCAAGGCCCCCGACTGGCGCCCTGACTTCGCGGCGCTGGCCGCTGACCTCGGACGCCCGCTGGAGAATACCCAGGAGACGACCAACCGGCCGACCCCCCATGGCAACGTGGCGGTCATCCCCATCCATGGCCCCATCTTCCCGCATGCCAACAGCCTGCATGCCATCAGCGGGGCTACCACCATCGAGACCCTCCAGCACGACTTCGCGGAGGCCTTGGATAACAGCAAGGTCCAGGGCATCGTCCTCTCCATCGACAGCCCCGGCGGGGCGGTGTCGGGGGTCTCCGAGTTCGCCAACGCCATCCGCAACCGGACCACGCGCAAGCCCGTGGTGGCCTACGTCGAGCAGTTGGCGGCGAGCGCGGCCTACTGGATCGCGGCGGCGGCTGACAGCATCATTTCCGGGCCATCCGGCGAGGTTGGCAGTATCGGCGTCGTCATCTCGGCATCCAAGGACGGAGGGCGCACCTATGAGTTCGTGAGCCGGCAGAGCCCCGCAAAGAGGCCGGACCCCGAGACCGAGGCCGGAAGGAAGCAACTGGTTGACCGGGCTTCCGACATCGCTGGCGTGTTCATCGACCAGGTGGCCGAGTTCCGCGGCGTCTCCGCTGAGAAGGTCGAGGCGGACTTCGGCAAGGGCGACGTGATGGTTGCCCGGAAGGCGCTTGCGGCAGGCATGGTTGACCGCGTTGAGCACTTCTCTGACGTGCTGGCGCGAGGTACGTGGGTTGACACAGCCCCAAGGGTAACAGGGCAAGCCACGGCGGCGCCCGCAACTTCGGAGGCCGATGACATGGGAATCCTGAGCAAGCTGTTCAAGGGCAAGGAAGGCGAATCCGAGAAGGACGCCGAGGCCCGCATGGAACGCCTGGTGGGCGCTATGGGCGACAAGCGCGCCGACTTTGCGGTGGCCCAGCACAAGGCCGGCAACGACGTTCCCCAGGCGGTGGACGCGCTGGTGGCCGAGTACGCCGCCAAGACCGACGCGCTGGCCAAGGAGAACGCGGAGCTCGCCGCCAAGCTCCAGGCCGCGTCCGCGGCCCATGGCGAGGATGCCAAGCACATCGCGGACCTGGAGGCCAAGATCAAGGATGCCGAATCCCGGCCCCCGACTGGCCAGGGCATGGGCTCCCCGGCCAAGACCGACGCGGCGGACAAGGAAGTGCTGGCGGCGATGGTTGCCGGCGCGAACAGGGCGAGCAACTGAACCGAGGACCAAGCGACCGGACGAAACCCGGCGAGCGACTGAACAAGGAGCATCGAGACCATGACGACCATCGGCACCGCCGCCTACAACAACCTCGTCGTCGTGCCCGGGAAGACCGGCACCCTGACCGTTCTTTCGGGGGCGTCTGACGACATCGGCAACATCATGCGCAAGAGCCTGCTCTGCACGGCGACGGCCGGGGCGGGGAACACCGGCAACGGGGTCATCGGCGCCGTCACTCAGGGCGTGGCCTGCCGCATCGGCACCTATACCCTGACCGGCATCGCCATTGGGGCCCCGACGGCGGGCCTGGCCGCGAGCGCGTGGATGCCGGCGTACAACCAAGGCAACGGCACCATCACCGCGGCCCCAACGGTCGGGGCGCTCTGCAAGCCGGGCCAGTACAAGCTGGTGTGCATCGAGCCGGTCTCCACCGAGGATGTCTTCACCCTGGAAGACCCTGACGGCATCACGGCGGGCGTGGTGTTCGTCGGCACGGCCTACAACGACGGCGCGCTGGCCTTCACCATCACCAACGGCGTCATCCCGTTCCAGGCCGGCGACCAGTTCCAGATCAACGTGACCTCGGTCGGCGGCAACACAGGCACCTTCAAGGTCATCGCCCCTGACGGCGACCGCCTGGAAGACCTGACGGTTGGCGCGGCCTACTCGGGCAACCACTTCTCCGTGACCGTGGCCGATGGCACCATCGACTTCGTGGTCGGCGACACCATCAGCATCGTGGTCACCGACACCGCCAAGGTCGTCGAGGCCAACAGCTACGAGAACCTGCTGGCCGGCATCCTGGTGGAGACCGTCGACGCGAGCGCCGCCGACGCCTACGCCGCCGCCATGATTGGCGATGGCACCTGCGTTCGGACCAAGATCGACCCGCCTGCGGGTCTGACCGCCGCCGGGTTCAAGGTGGCCCTCCAGGACCAGCTCGGCATCACGCTGGTCGAGCGGATCACGTCGTCCATCGACTGATGAGAACCCCAACCAACAAGGGCGTTGAGAAAGCACAGGAGCGTACAGAATGAGCATCGACATCAACGATCCCAGGACCATGCTGGGGGTCATCACCGAATCGAAGCGTCCACTCCAGGTGATGAAGGATATGTTCTTCACCCGGCGTCGGACGCACGACACCGTGAACCTCGACGTGGACATCATCACCAAGAGCCGCCCGCGCGGCTGGATGGTGAATCCCGTCGCCCAGGGTGTCGTCGTGACCCGCGGCGGAGTGGCCACCAAGACGGTCAAGCCGGGTTACTTCCGGCGCAAGAAGACCATCGTCCCTGCCGACTTCCTGCTGCGGCGGGCTGGTGAGAGCTATGGCGGAAGCCTATCCCCGGCCGCGCGCGTTGCGCAACTGCGCGGGGAAGACCTCGCGGACCTCATGGATGGCATCGACCGGGATGAGGAGATCATGTGCGCGGAGGCCATGTGGACCGGCCTGGTGAACTGCTACGAGTGGCCCGAGGGCGCCGCGGCTCCCGTGCTGGTTCGGCAGATCGACTTCGAGTTGCCAGCGACGCACAACGTCACCCTGGCGACGCTCTGGAGCGACGCCTCGGCCGACATCTGCGAGCAGCTAGCCACCGGCTCGCGCCTGTGCCAGGACGACTCGGGGTTGGCGCCCGACATCCTGTTCCTGTCCACTGACCTTGTGGAGTACTTCGTCCACAACACGAAGATCAAGGTCATCATGGACAACCGGCGCATGGAGGGGGCCCGCATCAACTTCGCCCCTTGGGGTCGGCGCGTGACCTTCGTCGGGCACCTGACCTACGCCGACCTCGACGTGGATGTGGTGACCTACAGCGAGACATATGACTCCTTCGCCGGGGTCGCCACCCGCATCACCCCCGCCAAGTATGGAGGCCTCTTCTGCACCCAGGCGCCGTATGAGCTCCACTATGGCGTCATCCAGAACCTCGCCGCCGGGGCCAATGGGTTCATGGGCACCCGGTTCCCGCACCGGTGGTCCGAGGCCGACGGCTCTGCGGAGTGGCTCCAGTTGGAGTGCTCGCCGCTGGCGTGCAACCTCCAGCCCAAGTCGAGCTACATCTTCAAGGCCCTGGCCTGACGGATGGCGCTCTGTCGGTTGCGCGGCCCCCGTGCCGGTCCTACCGCCTTCCGGGGCCGGCTCGGGGGTCCGCGCTTTTACAGGAGCAGCAAGATAGGTCGGCGGGAAGGCACACAACGGAAGGCATGTGGCCATGGTCAAGTTCAAGGTCCAGCCCGGAGCCAGCATCATGGTGGACGCTCCGGCGCCGCGGTTCTACCGCCATGTTGGGGAGGGCGATGAGTTTGAGGGCGACCCGGAGAAGCTGGCGCACCTGATTGCGGCTGGCGCCATCAAGGCCGTCGGTGACATTGCGGCCCCGACCGCTGAGATCCCGGCGCCCGAGCCGACCGTTGAAGTCATGACCAAAACCGCAACGCAGCCAAGGGCGAAGGTCGGACGCAGGCAGTAGTCTCATGGCGACGCTTAGGGAACAACTCGCAGTCGCTCGCCAGGTGGCCTACTTCGACGCGACGCTCAATCCGCGCGCCGTGAGCGCGACCCTGTTTGTCGGCACCCCCCAGGATAACGTCGCGGCCACCGTCGTCATCACTGAGCGTGCCGGCCAGACCAAGCGCGACGAGGCGACCGGAGTCACGTCTACCGGCAACACCGCCTCGATCCTCATTGACCGCTCGCAAGTGGCCGACCTGCCCCAGGTCCGCGACAACTTCCGCGGCACCTGCACCACTGAGGACGGCACCGAGTGGCGGCTTCTGGACATCATGTTCCAAGACGATGCCGTATTCCGCGTGAAGGCCATCCGTAGCGTCATCACCGGGGCCGGGCGCCACCGGGCCGCGCCGTGGGGAGGGTGACGGCATGGCGACCAATATCACCAACGTCCTGCGGAGAACCCGCGAGATAGCCGTCGCCACCTCCGAATTCCAGACGTGGATTGGCCTGGACCTCACAGACGACATCGCCGTGCGCAAGGCCGCTGCCAGGGAGCGCGTGTACCGTTGGTTCCTCCCCGAGTGGAACAAGGCACTCATGCCCTGCATCATGCTTTTCCCAAGCGGCTACGAGGGTCGCAGGCAAAGCATGGGCGGCGGGTCATTCCGGTGGTCTCAGGGAGTAGAGCTGGTCGCCTTCAGCGTGCTGCGCACCAGCGAACTCTCCGACTACGAGACGCACGTCACAGAACTGGAGACCTTCGATGATACTGTCCTGGGGATTGTCCAGGCCATGATGAAGCTCTCCGGCTCCGCTGACCACATCTTCTTCGGCAGCGGCGACCAGTCCCGGCCCCCGACCGTCAACGGGTGGGATGTGGTAGACCCCGCGGACCCGGCCCGGTCGGACTGCGCCGGCTTCGACTACATCTGTACCGTGTACAAGTTCCAGGGCCTGCGCTTCGGGGAGACCGCGGTTTGAGGACTCTCTGGATAGAACCCAACACCATGAGCGTGGCCACGCTCCGGGCCAACCTCCTGAGCGATTGGGGCAACCGTGGTTTCTCGGGGCGCTTCCGGGCTGCATGCCGGTCGGGGTTGCACTTCTGGCGCAACAACTATGCCCGCCTGCACTTCCTCAACACTGCCATGTGGCGGTATGGCTACCCCTATCCGCGTTACCATGCCGAGGCATCATCTTCCGCTCGCGGAGAAACCCGCGTCATCCGTGGTATCACACTGGTCCCAAGGTACAGCGGCAAGAACGTGAAGCAGGCCCAGAAGGGCTACAAGGTCACGCAGGGCAACGACCTTCCGCTTGTTCTCTCTGGCAACACCCGCAGGGATATCCTCGGCGGTCCCTTCCGCACCTACGGGGCTTCCACGCGCATCATTCGAGGTTCCTGGGGCGGCTCGCAAATCTGCTGGGCATGGCTCGCCAGGGTTCGGTTGCATGGCGGCTTGACGACCGTCATACCGGAAGAGGCCCAGGGCGTCTATGAGCATATCAAGGACATGTTTTCCCGCTTCATGGCAGACCGCGGGAGTGGCGGCGGCATGAACTACCGCGACGAGGACCTGCTGGCGCTGACGGGTTCCATCCGCTCCGCGTATCGCGACCCAAAGTCCTAGAAAGGGCTCTACCATGGCTGACCAGTATGTCTACAAGATTCGGGCCATCGGCTCGGCGGCCAAGCTGTTCGGTGTCAACGACGACTCTGTGGAGATCAGGGAGATTGGCGGGTCTGCCCCGGTGCGCTCGGGTCGCCTGACCCCGCGGTCGTGGATTCAGTTGGCGAAGCATCGCACCATCCGGTGGACGCAAGCCTACGTCAACTACGATGAAACCTTCACGCGGGACGATGCCTTCATCCTGCACTGGTCGCCCTATGCCGACACCGGCTACCTGTCGGCTGTGGGCCTCTCCGCTGCCGTGGACGTATGCCTGGTGCCTCAGTCGGCAACCGCAAACGTCGGTCGCGACGGGGCTCCCAGCGAGGCCACGACCACCGTCGAGGCCGTCGTGCTGACTGCCAATCCGACGTGGGGCACGACAGCCGGGACGCCGCCCGTGGACACCAACCGCTATCTGCTCGGCCCTTCGACCTTCAACGGTGCGGCAGTCAACAACCTCACGCGCCAGACCGTGGACTTCGGCTTCAAGCTCGACTTCCATACCGGCAAGTCGGGCGCCCTCTTCCCACTGTACCCGCCCGTCATCCTGTCCTATGACCCGATCATCACCTACGAGACCGAAGA